ATTAGCATTAGTACCACCAAATAATGTACCCTTTTTGATAGTAAGAGTAGTTATATTAGGTGAAGTTATAACTTGGAAAGATATATTAGCTTCTGATGACTTTGAAGAACGAGGAAGATAATTAAGTTCTTTAGCGTGTGAAACAACAGATTCGAGATTCTGCGCAGAATCAAGAAACATTTCCGATGCGATCATATTTAAATAGAAAGAATTCAAATAAGAGTTATATGACATAACATCAAGAAGTGTATTGATGTTAGAGCCTTCAAAGTTATAATCTTTAAAAATCGACTGTGTAGAAAGAAAAGATTTTAAATTCTGTTTAAGAGTATCAAAATCTAAAGAAGTTAACTGAAGTGCACTATTGGCCATTTATCGGACTCTTTTTAATGTAAAATTAAGTGTTATAGGATCAGTACTATTTATGAGATTATAAACGATATTGATAGATAAAGTATAATTATCTGGATTTGATATTACAGTAACACTATTAACCGAAGCTCTTGGTTCGTTATTCTTAATAGTTGTTTCAATTAAAAATTCAATAGTAGAAGCTTCTATCGTGCTGTTCAATTCAAATAAAGAATTGTATATATTACTGCCAATTAATGGTTGAAATAACCTTTCACCCATACTCGTCAATATTAGATTTTTTATAGATTGATTAACAGATTCTGAATCTACTACTCTACCAAGTTGATTACCAACTGGAGTCATTGCAAAACTATCTAAGAAATCAGAGAAAAACTCTTGTTTGCCTCTGGTGTTTAATATTACGTCCGCTCTTGTTACTGCCATTTTATCCGCCTGCAAATACGTTTGGCGAACCAACCGCCACTGATGTACAATTTGTTAAAGCATCACCAACTCTTCCAGCACCTAATCCATTAATGAATACTGTAGTAGAACCTTTGGTTATCGGAGCAGTATGAGAAGGGCATGGATCATCTGTTGGAGTTAAATGTGATGTATTAACATCGCCCTGCCTAGACCACGCTTTACCATTGACAAAAACATTAGGAGAACCTACTGCTCTTTTCATACCAGAACAATGTGCTACGTCTGCATCATCTACTCGAGTTGCTGCTGGCATTATTTTGTTTCCCTTTTCATAAGTTCTTGTAATTTAATATTCCATTGAGCTAATTCTTCATGATCATGATCTGTATGAACATGATCATGATCTTCATCAATCCATGGTTTAAATTCAATCACATGATCAAATGACAAAGGTATATCATCATAGTTAGTATAAGTTTCTAATATTCCATTATTTAAAATTACAAATTTATGATCCATAATCAACCTCCAGGTGGGTTAATAGTAACAGTTGGGCCAACAATTTTAACATATCCAGAGCCTGAAGTATTCGCAAAAAGACCAATTTTAGTATTAGAAAATACACCAATATTAGAATTTGCTCCGATACCAATAACTCCAGGAATATCAATACTCATTGCAGAAGAATTAATGTATAATGTAGAATTACCTACTCTTAAAGTTATTTCTGTTCCACTTTGTATTAAAATACTTTTAGCCGAATATATACGAGTATTACCACTATTCACCTGCACATCTAATTGACCACCTTGCACATTAAGTGCATGGTCACCAACTGTTGTATGATAATTTGTACCATTTACAGTTGAAACATGATCTCCATCATGATTTGTATGCATATCCCCTTCGTGTGAACTAACTACATTTCCTTTTGAAGTACGAAAATCATCACCATCTGTATGGTTGTGGCCACCTTCTGAAGAACCACCTATTTCTTTACCGCCATGCCCTTTAAAATGATCTCCACCAGAAGCGGTTCCCATATCACCTTTAGCGTCAGTATTTTTACTACCCTGTGTATGATCTGCTTTATGGCTATCAGAATTATGGCTGTGACCACCAGAAACATATTCTCTTACTTCTTTAGAAATTCTGCTCAATAAACCATTAGCTTCTTTATGTTCAAAAGTGCCATCATGATGTATTTTTTCATGATATGCTTCATCAGGTTTATCTGGGTTAGCATGAACTATTTTTCTATCACCAAGCAAGCCGCCAATACCATGAATCCATGGATAATCTGGCGAAGATCTTCCATCATCATATGGAGCTTTTTCTAAAAATTTATTAAAATTATCTAACAAACCCATTTCACAATACCTTATTTAATATGCTTTCAGTCACTAAAATAGCATCTGAAGAAACATTAGAATGTTGTAAGCCAAGAGCTATAGAAGCCGAAGTAGCTCCAGCAGCTGTATACGCATCATATGCCAATCCAGAAGGAGATATACCAAGTGAATTCAATTGATTCAGCGCATTCGAAGAAGAAGCTAATAACTTAGTAATATCTGCAACAGCGCCCAAACTACTAATATCTGTAAGGCCAGCTACAGCAGCTAAACTTGGTATAGAAATTCCCAATGAACCTAAAGCTCCTGCCAGTGATGCAATATTTGTAAGGCTACTCAGCGCTGATGGAATATTAAAAGCTCCTGCAGATTTAGATTGCATTAATTTAGCCATAGAAATATTAGTCGCAAATTTCTGTAACGAATCAGAAACTGTGCTTTGATTTAAAACAGAGTTTGGTAAATGTAAAGTTTGCGAAACATTTAAAGTAGTACCAGCAATACCCATCAATTCTGGTAATAAGCTCATTATATTAACAGATGAGCCATTACCCATATTTTTTTCCATACCGTTTTTTTGAACATTCGCGCTTGCTATATCCAAAACAGTATTTATTATGGTAGGTGTAATAAAAATAGGAATAGGTTTATTATTTAAAATATATGGATCAAAAGCAGCCGCTATTTCTAACTGGGAAGTTGATAATATTTCTTCATCTGCAGAAGCATATGGATATTGATACGATAGTCTTAAAGAATATAGATAATCACCATTTGGTCCTAGCCACTGAATATACCCAGGATATGGATCGCTGGTTGATGAATAATATTGCTGTACATATAGGTTAGGAACTTTGGCAAAATAAACTATCAAATTTGCTGGCGGTAATACTGTACCATACACAATTGGAGGTATAACTGGAGCTGGTATTTTATCTTCGCCGAAAACCATAACTTGCTGAATTAAGTTAGATATACCTTCTTTAACAATAGTTTGGTAATCAGGTTCAATTTGATTAATACCATTATTTTCTAACGCTATATCAAAAGCTGTTATAACTTTACTGTAACCATATTTGTTCGCAAGAATAGAAAGAGCGCCAGAAAAACCTTTTGTTACAGATTTAGTTTGAGAATGACTACTTGCACTATTCATAACGCTCTTAACGAGGTTAAGTAAACTCATCATATTTTTTAATGAAGCAGCTACAGATTTTGGATCGACCTTTGCTAAAGCGTCTGGCAATTTCATATTTGCAGGAGCAGAAGCAACAGTTGGATTATCTGCGTTTGGTGCATTTTGCGAACGCGATGTCGAAACTGCAGGTTGACCTGCATCATTTTTTACTGCAGGTGCATTATTATATTTTGGATTAGTATCAACAGGTTTACCACCTACTTTAGGATTATTAGGTGCTAATTTATGCGTTTCTTTAGATCCAAAAGTATCAATACCAAAACTAATAATATCTAATAATGCTTTACCTGCACCTTTATCTGGCCCTGTATCTATAGACATTTTATCCTCCAGCTGGCAATGCACCACGAGCAAAAGATCCAAGTATAATTGGATATTGCTCTGCGGTATCACTGTGTAAATATGTAATCACAACTCTCGAACCTACTAATAATCCAACAGGTACAGTTCCAACTTTACCTGTGGCGGCAGAAGTTACTGGCTGTAAAGGTAATGCCCATGGCAAATCAGCATCTTTAACAGAATTTTCATCGTCATGATGGCCATATACTCTTACTTGAACTCTACCCGATTTCAAAGGGTCCATGATATTTCTCACTTCTGCAGCGTATAAATCACCCATTACCACCACCACCTTGTTTATAAGAACCTTTAACTACTCTTAGTACCATTGTATATCTAGGTGTTTGGCCTAGAGGTTTAATTTTGTGTCTAATAGAAACAACTAAAGCTTTACCATTAATTTGAGATTCGCCTTGTTCTGTATCTTGATTGGCTTTTTTAGGAACATCTAATTCAATCATACTACCAAGAGTAATTTCTGGATTTCCAGGTATTTCTAATTCAGCTGAATTTTGAGAAAGGAAAGCTAGAAAAGCAGCTCTATTTTTTCTTGCAGTAGAAACAGAAGGATCATCTTTATTATTAGAAGGATCATTAACAGTATGTGAAGGTACACCATTTGCGCTTGAAGGTGGTGTAGTAAATACACCCTGACCATCTGCAAATTTAAAAGATGGCGGTTGTTGCGGTGGTACCGAATGGGCTTTACCAGTTGTTAAATTATATGTTTTTTCATTTGGTTTTGTTAACGAACGAGCTGGTGTAAAAAAAGTATCTGATGGCTTAAACCAAATCATTGAATTTTGTTTAGTTTTATCTGATATATTACCAGTCGCTAAAGTTGTAGATTGTGTTAATTTTGTAACTGGACTTTGTTCAAATAATTGTTCATATGTAGAGAACACATATTTTGGAGAGCTACCGCCCTGAACAAAAAGAACATAACATGAAGATTCATGAGAAGAAGAAACATGCTCGTGATTTAATTTTTTATAAGCGTCTGCAAAATGTTCATTATGAAATACTAATCTACGATTACCTTTTGTTTGCTCTTGAATATCAACTGATTTATCTGTTTTTAAAAAATCAGTTAACATATTTTTAACCATTTCACTGGTTTGTGTATTATAACTCTTTGATATAAAATTACCTTGGGAAGCTAATAGTTCTGGGCTTACAAATCTAAAGTCAGATCTTTTACTATGGCCAGAACCTTTTGATTCCAT